CTAGAATTGAGACTATACGTGCTAACCTTGATAGATATCCCGACAGAGTAGCACGGGGAGTATTAACACAAGCCGAAGCTGACCCATTAATTGCTAATAATCAACAATCCTTGGCTCTAGCACAGAATCAGTTAGCAACTGCACAAGCTAAGTATGCACCTTTAGATGCAGCCAATAAAGCCGCACAAACTGCATACGTTAACGCATTAGATGCATATACAAGAGCGGCTTAATCAAAAATAAGGAAAGTAATAAATGGCAATAGATCACAGAGTCGGTAGTAAAGTAGTTAAGCATCTGCGCAGAGAAGATGCTGCCGCCACTAGAGTTGACCCGCACCCATACATTGGTATTGTTAAAAACAATCTTGACCCAACACGTGCCGGCCGACTACAAGTATGGGTTCCGGATTTAGGTGGCGACCCAGATGCACCATCAAATTGGCGCACAGTTAGCTATGCTAGTCCGTTTATGGGCACAACTGATATCGCATCAAAATATGCAAACAAACCCAATAGTGATAATAAATTTGTAAATGTTCCACATACCTACGGTATGTGGATGGTGCCACCTGACATCGGTGTTGAAGTAATCGTAATATTCATCGCAGGTGACCCGTTACGTGGATATTTTATTGCCTGTGTTAACTCGCATGTCAGTAGACACATGATGCCTGGTTTAGCCAGCAGTAATAAGATTGATACATCGGGCGCATCGGCAGATACTAAAAAATCATATCAAAATGGGATTACTGCTCCAGTAGCAGAGTATAACGAAAATGATCTTACAGCTAGATCAAATCCAAACTTTATTGACAATCCTAAACCAATACATGAACAACAATATAGTATATTAAAAACACAAGGGTTAGATAGAGATACTGCTCGCGGCACAATTACCAGTAGTAGCCAACGTGAGAGCCCCAGTAATGTTTTTGGTATTAGCACACCTGGCCGACCGTATGCAGATGATCCGGCTAATAATCGCGAAGCATATCTTGCCAAACAAAAAGCCGGAACCTTAACTGAAGACGATTATCGTTTTTCAACTCGTGTAGGCGGCCACACGTTTGTCATGGATGACGGTGCTGTAACGGGTGAAAATCAATTAGTAAGATTGCGTACTGCTGGTGGTCATCAGATAATGATGAATGACACTGCGACTGACAATACTTTGTATATCTCGCATAGTGATGGTACAAGCTGGGTCGAATTAACTAAAGACGGTGCGGTCAATATCTATACAAATAATGGGTTTAATGTAAGAAGTGAAGGGTCTATTAATTTACATTCAGACAATAATATAAACCTTAATGCCGCTAATAAAATAAACATGAAATCAGGCAGTAAATTTCAAATTGACTGTGGTAGTTTTAACATGTTGTCTACTGGAGTAGTTACTGTTGGAGCGAACGGTACTATAGGACTACAAAGTGATTCACCTGTTAACATCGACGCCGCAAGTATATCAATGAAGGCAGCCGGAGATATTGCTCACACTGGTGAATTGATAAAACAAAACAGCGGCGGCGCACAGTCAGTTAATAAGCCAAAAGAAATACAAATTAATAATTTGTCGGATGTGGTACTTAATTCAACAGTTGGCTTATATACCAGCACCGGTAGTTTATCTTCGATAGTCACAGTTGCTCCTACGCACGAACCATATAGACGAAGTGCGCCATTGCCGTTTGCAGCGGCAGAATCAATTGGACAACAACCTGCTGAAACATATACAGGTAAGACTGATGCAACTAAAACAGCCGCCGGCATAGGAGTTAAAAATCCAGCCACCGAAGTTGATCTACGAAATCAACCTACCACTGACTGTTCAATTGGCGGTCTAACTTCTGCACAAATGACAGCGTACTATGCAGTTATAGGTAAAAGCGAAAGCGGATCTCCCGGACGTGGTGGACAAGCAAACGGTGAAAGCGGATATCGATGTATCAATAGTATCGGGTTCGTGGGGAAATATCAATTTGGATATCCTGCATTACAGGATGCCAAACATGTTAAAATGTCCTGCGGTAGTAATGCACAGTTACGCAACCCAAATAACTGGATTGGCAAAGACGGCATTGATAGCTTAGAAAAATTCCTAAACAGTCCAGCCATACAAGAAGCTGAGATGTGTGCTTATACCAAACGCAACTACAAAACATTATGTAATATTGGTACTGTGACTAAAGATACTCCTCTCGAAGATGTAGCGGGATTATTAGCAGTAAGCCACTTACTAGGCGCAGGCGGCGCTAAACAATGGCGTGGCGGTAGTGGCAAAACAGACGCATTTGGTACTACTGGTGATAATTATTTTGCCAAAGGCAAATATGCCGTTGCAGTACTAGGACCAAAAATGGCCACATTAGATCAACCAATTAAATCCACATAACCCTAGGATAAATATTATTATGGCTATTTTATATAAAGGTTTCTCAACAGTAGGTAGAAATAAAAAGTTTCGTCTAACTGACTTTGAGTTAATTAAACAAGATTTGATCAATCATTTCCAAATCCGCAAGGGTGAGAAACTGATGAATCCTAACTTTGGAACTATTATATGGAATGTCTTATATGATCCATTCACTCCTGAACTTAAGAGTGCAATCGTAGCCGACATCAAAGCAATTGCTGCATACGACCCACGTGTTTCAATTGATAATGTTATTGTCACTGAGTATGAAACAGGTATTCAAATTGAACTTGAAATGCGTTATCTACAGACAAATCAAACAAATCTAATGAATCTTAGATTCAACAATCAAAACAGAACTCTTACCGCAAACTAATAAACTACCCACTTTTTTCCTTAAATAAATACATTATAACAGGAAATTAGTATGGCTATTACCACAAGACAAACCGGTTTATTAGTTGCTGAAGATTGGACTCGTGTCTATCAAACCTTCCGTAATGCGGACTTTCAAAGCTATGATTACGAAACACTTCGTAAGTCAATGATTGATTATTTGCGTTTATATTATCCAGAAGACTTTAATGACTTTATTGAATCAAGTGAATTCATTGCCTTAATCGATCTTATTGCATTCCTCGGTCAAAGTCTAGCTTTCCGCGGCGATTTAAACGCACGCGAAAACTTCATTGATACTGCACAGCGTCGTGATAGTATTCTTAAACTTGCTAAACTAATCAGCTATAATCCTAAACGCAACATTCCTGCTAGTGGATTCTTAAAAGTAGACAGTGTAAGTACCACTGAAACTATCTACGACAGTAATGGTATTAATTTATCTGGCTTGGTAATTGAATGGGCCGATTCAGCCAATGATAACTGGTACGAACAATTTACCGCAGTAATTAATGCAAGTCTATTATCAACGCAATCGGTAGGAAAACCTGGTAACAGTCAACTAATTAACGGCATAACCACTGATGAGTATCAGATAAATTTAGTACCTAATATTATTGCTACCTACAGTTTTTCGACTAAAATTGAAGGAGCAACTACTAAGTTTGAAATGATTAGCCCGACTAGTGCTAACAATACCTATATATACGAAAGCGCACCTCGTCAAAACCGACCATTTAATCTACTTTATCGTAACGATAATTTAGGCAACACTAGTAATAACACAGGATTCTTTACTTATTTTAAACAGGGTGAATTGAAATCACTTGATTTTACATTTCAAGAAAGCACACCAAATCGTGTGTACAGCGTCAACGTAGACAATATCAATAACACTGATATATGGTTATACAGTTTAGATGCACAAGGCTTACCTAATGCAATCTGGACACAAGTGCCATCTGTAGGTAATACCAATGTTATCTATAATAAAAGTTCTAATAAATCTGTGTTCCAAGTTAACACTAGAGCCAGTGATCAAATTGACCTAGTATTTGGCGATGGCGCATTTGCTAATATACCACAGGGCAATTATAGATTATACTACAGAGTAAGTAATGGTGCTGATTATAAAATTACTCCTGACGAAATGCAGGGCGTAGTTGTACCTATTAACTATACCAGTCGTTCAGGTAGAATCGAAACATTTACTATTCGTGCAAGTTTGCGCTATACAGTGGCTAATGCTAGTTCACGTGAAACACTTGACGAAATACGTCAAAAAGCGCCACAACAATATTACACACAAGATCGTATGGTAACAGGCGAAGATTACAACATCTTACCTTATACATTGTTCAGCAATATATTAAAAGTAAAAGCAGTTAACCGTACTAGTTCCGGTATTAGTCGATACTTAGATGTTATTGATACAACTGGAAAATATTCAAGTACTAACATCTTTGCAGATGATGGAGTATTATATCGCGACCCGTTTGTAGGTACGTTTTCCTTTGATTATAATACTAAGAATGATATTTATAAAGCAATTTACAATAAAGTAAAACCAATTGCTTCAGCCCAAGAAACACTACACTATTTCTATAGTGCATACCCAGTAATTACACTCAATGACACACGTTGGAATTATTCAACTACTGTGGCTAATGGCTCAACTGGTTATTTTGTTAATGCATCAGGCAACTTACTTCAAATTGGTGATGTAGTGGCTACAAATAACAAATACATCAAACAAAGTTCTATAATTAAATTTAGTGCTGGTGCCGGCAACTATTTTGATTCACGTAATACTATTATTAGTGATGGTACTGCGCCAAGTAAAGCCGGCGACAAATATTATATCTATGCCGCTGTTCAACAGGTTATCGGTGATGGAACTAATGGAGGAGCAGGTAATTTAGCCAACGGGTCTGGACCAATTATACTAGGCGAGCAAGTACCAAATGGCGCACTAGCAGTGGCAGTGTATGCAGTATTCGACACTGATTTTTCAACCTCACTAGTAGATTCTATTGTTAGTTATATACAAGCAAACAAAGATTTCGGTCTACGTTATGATATCAATACTACATCTTGGAAACTAATATTATCTGAAGATTTAAATATCGGCGAATTCAGTTTAGCCGCATCTGGTAATACCAGTGGTACTCAAGCTGATTCTAGTTGGCTAATACGTTTTAAAACAGTAGGTCAAACATACACTGTGTTATATCGCGGATTAAATTATGTATTTGAAAGTGTAAAGGAAACTAATTTCTATTTTGATAATACTGTAAAAGTATTTGACCCAAAAACAGGCCTTACAGTCAACGATAATATCAAAATATTAAAAGTAAATACGAACCCCGATGATTCAAGTCCATTGGCACTAGATTATACATGGTACATCTATAAAAATATTGTCGAAACTGACGGATATGAAAACCCAAATAAAATATTAGTTACGTTTTCTGATGCAGACACTAATGGTATATTAGATAATCCAGAATTGTTTGAGCTAATCATTAATCCAAATGTTAACGTCAACAGCAAATATGTGTATTTTCAATCAACCTATGGGTACGATAATTTCGTTACACAGACTCTTGTAAGTAATGATCTTATCAATTCATCTTATCCAACATTAGTTGCGGCACAGGAAGTTAGTCAAACTTGGCCAATTGGACAATTATTTTACATTCCGTCGGAAAATAAATTCTATCAATCAAATTCAACTTATGTATTAACTGAAGTAACTGGATATACTTCTAAGATTGGTAGACAGAATTTGTACTTCCAGTATCGCCACAATAGTCCTAACTATCGTCGTATTGATCCAAGTCCAAATAATATTATTGACTTGTACCTGTTAACTAAACAATATTCAACTGATTACACAGCATGGATACAGGATACTACAGGAGTAATTGTTGAGCCAGCACCACCAACTGTTGATGCACTCAGCACTGAATTTAACACATTAGACAATTATAAGAATCTAACAGATACAATCATCTATAACCCTGCTAAATTTAAACCAGTATTTGGCGACAAAGCAGCAACTAATTTGCAAGCAACATTTAAAGTTGTTAAAAATGCTAGTATTGTTGTCAGTGACAACGATATTAAAACCAGAGTTATCGAGGCAATTAACAGTTACTTCGATGTTTCTAACTGGGACTTCGGCGAAACATTTTACTTCAGTGAATTGAGTGCATACTTGCACAGTGTACTTGCACCTAATATTGCAAGTATCACTATTGTTCCGTCTAGCGAATCTAGTACGTTCGGTAGTCTACTACAAATTAATGCAAACTACAATGAGATTATTGTTAGTGCAGCTACGGTAGACAATGTGCAGATTATTAGTGCAATTACCGCGGCGCAAATCAACCAAACTGTACTGGCTTAAATACATATAACACTTGAGATTATAACGACATGGCGACAAAAAAGACTTCAAATTTTCTTCCTAGTATATTCCAAACTGACACTAACAATAAGTTTTTGTCGGCTACAATGGACCAGTTAGTTACCGAGCCAAATTTAAGAAACATTCACGGATATATCGGAAGAACATTTGCGCCAACTTATAAAAATAAAGACAGTTATGTAATTGAAAATTCTGCCGAGCGTCAAAAATATCAACTTGAGCCTAGTATTGTAGTACGTAACGATCAAAAAGAAATTACATTCTTTGCTAGTTATACTGATTTATTAAATAAAATTGAATATTACGGTGGCATCACTGCTGACCATGATAGACTGTTTGATGATGAATACTATAGCTTTGATCCGCAGATATCATTTGACAAATTTATTAATTTTAGTCAGTACTACTGGCTAGCCAATGGCCCTGATCCAGTAGAAGTTAACACCACTGGAATTGATTTAGAAAACATATACGAAGTAACGAGAAATGAAAACATATCTCGATATATATTTACAGCTAAGAATTTGCCAAACAACACATTAACCTTAGCTCGAGGCGGCTCATATACATTTAATATTAATCAACCCGGTAATCAATTTTGGATTCAGACCGAATTGGGTACCGATGGTCTAGTAAATGCAACACCAACAGTAAGTACTAGAGAAGTACTAGGCGTTATTAATAATGGTGCTGACACGGGCACAGTGACATTTAATGTTCCGCAGATCAACGCACAAGATAGATATGTACTAATGCCAATAGTAGCTACAGTGGACTATGCTGTTCCTCTTGCCTATGCCGATATACAAAATCATACTGTTAGTCAATTTATTGCAGAGTTTCCGGCATACGCAGGAATCACAGGACAACTAAATGGTAAAACTGCAATATTCATTAATCAAAACTTATTAACAAGTCGTGGCGAAGAAGCATGGACAGTACCTAATGTCGTCGACAGCAACGGTGCTATAGTACCCGGCTACAACGCCGGAGAAATTATACCACAGGCACAACGTTACGGTGTGTGGACAGTACGATATGCAGACAGCGGTGATATAAATGATCCACTGATTCGATTGTCACCTGCTCGTGACGTAGTACTCGATGAAAAAGTATATGTTAGATCTGGGCTAGTTAATGCCAACAAAGAATTTTACAAAGACTATGATGGCTTTTTTCACGTCGTTCCAGTAATATCAAGTATACAAGATACATTATACTTTCAAGATGGTAGCAATCCAGCTATCTACGGCACAATTAAACTTGTTGACGTTGCTGGCTGGAACATTGACATTGAAAACGACATAATAGGAAAACCTAACTATACTAGCCCCAACGGAGTTGTATTCACTAGTGGATTAAAAGTAAAATTTAGTACTGACGTTATTCCTGCTACATATCAAAATAAAGAATACTACGTTGAGGGAGTAGGCGAACCCACAGGCATGCACTTAGTTGATGTAGAATTAATGATAGCACCTGAATTATACAATGATGAAATAACATTAAACTATCCCCTAACTAGAATTATTTTAAATAGTCCAACTGTGGATGTAATTATTCCAGGTGCTAAAATACAAATCGGTGCAGTCGAAATTGAAGCGTATTATGAAGCTCCTAAGGGCGCGGTATACATTGTAACACTAAGCGACATATCTGCTGTCGCAGTCGGAACATCCGTAACTGGCACGGGCCTTGCCGCTGGTACATTAGTAAGCGGCACACGATATGATACAGTATACCCAGAATATATCACCATTAATAGATCGAGTATAGATCTAAATGCCTGGTCAAGAACCAATAGATGGTTTCATCAGAATATAATTACTGCAACTGCTAACTATAATAAAACTCAACCGATGTTTGATCAAGATCTTCGAGCACGCCGTCCAATTGTGCAATTCGAATCTGATTTACAATTATTTAACTACGGTAGAATCGGAAAAGCGCCAGTAGATATATTAGATACCACTACCGAAGATGCGTTTAACCAACTTAACGGACAAACATTTACTACGGCATTTGGTGTTACTTTATTTGATGGCATGAGAATCATATTTGCTAACGATCGTGACCCAGTAGTACGTGACACCATTTATGTATTAAACTTAGTACAAACTTCACTTGATAATAATGGACTGTTAACTGGCCCAAAATATATAAATTTAAATCCGGCAGCCGATGGCCAGTCCGAACCCTACGATACTGTAGTAATAACCAAAGGCGTGTACAAAGGTACACAATGGTGGTATAACGGTGATACTTGGATAGCCAGTCAACAAAAAACTAGTCTACAACAAGATCCGTTATTTGACATCTATGACAATGCTAAAAATAGCATATCACAATATCAACTAAGTACCTTCGCTGGTACAAAATTATTTGGATATAATAGATCAACTACAAGCACGACAATTGATCCGGTATTAGATTTTCCATTAACTTATACATCGTTTCAGACTCAAGGCAATATTGAATTTGTAAACTATTTTGATGTAGATACATTTAGTTACGTGTCTAACAATACACAGCAGTCTGCACGAATTGCCACAGGCTTTTTACAAAAAATAATAGATAGATATACAACTGTACCAAAAAATAATTGGAATACAGTAGCTGAAAAAAACAGCCAATATCAATTGATTACCTATATCTATGATGGAATCAACAGCCCATTTAAAATTGATGTTACTATACCTCCGGCAGTTACTATACCGTATGTTAAAGTTTACAAAAATAATAAATTTTTAAATGCAGCACAATGGACCTTGTCTAATGGTGACTTGACCCTGTCTACTAGTCCTGCATTAGGTGATAAGATTGATATCTTAGTCTATAGTAATGAAGTAAGTCAACTTGGCCAATATCAATTACCTAAAAACTTAGAACTCAATGCACAAAATATTGATTTAACAACTATGACACTAGGGCAACTTAGAAACCATCTAATTGAACTAAGTCAAAATAGTACAGAACTAGTTGGAGATGTACTTAGTAGTAGTAATCTTAGA